GGCGACGCAGGCCCGCGAGCGCGCCGAGCGCGGGGCGACGGCCGCGACAGCGGGCCTGGCTGCGGCGACCGAGCGTGCGGCGGTGGCGCAGACTGCTGCCGCTCGCGCGGGTTCGCTGGTGCGCACGGTAGGGGCCGGGCTGCTGTCGGTGATGGGTGGCCTGCCCGGCATCATCGCGACGGTTGGCACTGTGGCACTCGGCGCCGCGGTGAACTGGCTGGTATTTCGCGATCACGCGAGCAGCGCGACGTCGAGCCTGATCGACATGCAGGCGCCGCTCGACCAGATCATCGAGAAGTATCGGCAGTTGTCGCCGCTGCTGCAGGAGGTCGAGCGCAATCGCGCGAAGCAGGCGCAGACCGCGGCGCGCAGCGATGTTGCAGACGCGTACGCCGGCCTCGCGGCGCGCGCATCGCAGAGCGTCATCGTGCCGGGCATCGGCGACAGCGCGCCGATTATCACGGACGAAAATCAGGTTGCGCTCGATCGGTTCATTGAAGGGCTGAACCGGATCAAGACCGAGAATCTCGGCGTCGACGAGAAGTCGCGCGAGCTTGCGTCGCTGGTCGGCGTATTTATCGACGCGACGAAGGGCGGCGACGAGCTGCGCGCCGAGCTGGTGCAGGCTGCGTCGGCGATCGACACGGCCGGCGCCGCGGCGGACAAGGGCACGCGTACGCTCGCAGCGATGGATGCTGCCGCGCGCGGCGCGGCCGACGGTATCCGGTTGCTCACAGAGGAAAACAATTTCTTCGCGGGCGGCATGGCGGCCGAGGCCTGGAACAAATATGTCGAGAAGCTGAAAGAGGCCTCCGACGTAATCGGCATGACCGCGCAGCAACGCGCCGAATACGAAGCAAAAACGAAGGGCGCAAACACTGCAGAGGCGCGGCAGGCTGGATTGATCGCCGGGCGCGCGGACGCGTACAAATCGCTCGAAAAGGCGATCCAGGACAAAGACGCGAAGGCCGAGGCCGGCGCGCGGCGCAACATCGACAATCTGACGCGCGAGCTCGCGCTGATGAATCAGCAGATGGTCGTCGCCGCGGCGCTTGCGGAGTTCCAGGCGGATCTCGTCAGCAAGAAATTCGAGAAATTCGGGTTCAACGCTGACGCGGCGCTCGCGGCCGCCGCGGCACGCGGCAAAAAGGCGTTCGACGACACGGTGTCGGAATCGGCCGGCCAGGTTGCCCGCATCGGCGTCAACGCGCCGGCGCTCGCGCACAAGAGCCGGGCCGGCGGGTCGCGTGCCGAGCCGGAAAGCCAGCGCATGCTCGACAACATCGCGCAGCGTATCGCGCAGCTGCGCGTCGAAGCGGTCGCAACCGACAAGCTCACGCAGTCGGAGAAAGATCGGATCGGGTTCGACCAGAAGTTGACCGATCTGGCCGCGAAGCGCACGAAGCTGACCGACGGCGACAAGAGCTTGATTCGTGATCAGGCTGCAATTCGCGCGGCATACGACCGTGCGGTGCAGCTGGAGAAAGAGGTTCGCTATCACGAAGCGATCAACAAGCTGAAGGAGCGCAGCGCGCAGATTGACGCGGAGCTGGCGGACTATGCGTCCGAGCGGCAACGCGAAGTCGCGCGCGAGCTGGCCGCGATGCCGATGGGCGACAACGCGCGCGAGCTGAACCAGGCGACGAGCCGCGTCGGGGACGAATTCCGGCGCCGGCGCGATGACTTCACGAAGGGCGCGCGGAAGGACGGCACGCTCGGCTCGCCGGAGTATCTGGCCGAGATCGATCGCATCAACCGGGCCGAAGCCGATCAGGTCGAGCGCGAACGTGGGTATGTCGAGCAGCGGCTCGCGGTGCAGCGGGACTGGCGCGTCGGCGCGAGCCGTGCCGTGGCGCTGTATCAGGAATCGGCGGAAAACGCGGCAGGGCGCGCGGAGGAAGCATTTACGAGTTCGTTCCGCAGCATGGAGGACGCGCTCACCTCGTTCGTGTCGACCGGCAAGCTGGATTTTCGCGGGCTGGTCAACAGCATGATCGCGGACCTGGCGCGCTTCGCCGCGCGCGCGGCGATGGCACCGGTGTTCGGCGCGCTCGGCTCGGCGCTGGGGCTGGGCGCGGCCAGCGCGGGCGGATTCAGTTCGTCGTCGTTGCTCGGCGGTGTGGCGGGCGGCCTGTCCGACATGTTCGGCGCGGGTGGCGGCAACGCGTACGGTTTCCACTTGGCGACCGGCGGGCGGGTCACTGGCCCGGGCACGTCGACGAGCGACAGCATTCCGGCGTGGCTCTCGAACGAGGAATTCGTGGTGAAGGCCGCGGCGGTGCGCAAGCCCGGCGTGCTTCGGCTGCTGGAGGCGATCAACAGCGGACAGGATCTCGGCTTCGCGAAGTTTGCGAACGGCGGGCTGGTCGGCGGTGGGTCGGCTGGCGGTGGCCAGCTCGGCGCGCCAGGCGGAGGGATCGAGCTGAATATCCCGGTGACGATCGACGGCGGCACGGGCAACGCGGCGCAGATGATGGCCAGTGCCGAGTTCGTGAAGAAGCTCACGCAGATGGTGCAGGGGCTGATCGCGGTCGAGAGTCGTCAGGGTGGCGCGCTCTGGAAACTGAAAAACGGGATGGGGTGATGACCGACACGTTTATCTGGTCGCCGACGGTCGAGGGATTCGGCGGCGATACGACGCTGCGTGTGCGAAAAGCCGGCTTCGGCGATGGGTACACGCAGCGCGCGGCCGACGGCCTCAATAACCGCGTGCCGTCGTACAGCCTTCGATTCGTGGGGAAGGCCGACAAGATCTCGGCAATTCTCGCGTTCCTCGATGCGCACGCCGGCGCGGTGTCGTTTTTCTGGACGCCGGCGCTTCGGCAGCAGGGGCGATTTGTGTGTGAGAAGTACACCGAGCCGGTGAAGAACGGCAACGTGTACACGATCACGGCGCAGTTTGAGCAGACGTTTGCACCATAAGGTAAGAGATGCCACAACTTCAAAAAGCCAACCTGGGCTCGGCGCCAAATGGCGACGGTGGGGACGATCAACGAACGGCGAACGTACGATATAACGCGAACGTCGATGTGCTCGCTGCCTGCGTCGCGCTCGGCTACTCCATCCTCGGCGATAACACGACGATCGCACCCGATCGGGTCGGTGTGCGGTTCGGGCTGAACATCGGCGTTCCCGGGAAGAGAATTGTGTTGCCCCTTGCCGGGTCGGTGATGGTCAACGCATGTGTCCATTTCTTCAACATTGGTGTTGGCGTCGACATAGGCTTGCAAGGCAGCGATGATACGCAAATCAAGGCACTTGCTCATGGCGACTGGATCACATACGGATCAGATGGAGTCTCATACTGGCACGTGGTGGCGCGAGGGAAAATGCTGCCGGACGAGGTAGTGTCGGGCTTTCTGTCCGTGACGCGCGGGTTGAGCGTCGGCGGCGATGTGGCGATCGGTGGTCGGTTGAGTTCGGTGAACAGCCCCAATCTGTTGCCCAACTCGACCGGTGAACTACGCAACCAATGCTGGAGCGGCACGAATTTCGGTGTCGTGGCCGGTACGTCTGGGGAAGGAACGGTATTCATCAATTCGGCCGCGATCAATATCGCCGGCTACGCGATGGACTACTCGGACAACATCGCGATCAGCGCCGGGATGCAGTTGATTCTCTCCGCGGAGATCGCGACGAACGGTTTGAATGCCGGGCAGGTGTATATGAAGGTGGAATCCTTCAATTCGTCCGGCACGCTATTGGGGACGTTTTCTACAACTCCAATTTCGACGAAGCGGGATTACACAGTCATGACTGCTTCCGGGAAGACGCCGAACGGGACGACCTATGTGCGTGTAAGCAGAGTCGCCGATAACGCGCCGAATATCTCGCAATGGGGAGTGGCGTTTCGTCGAATCAAGCTCGAGCGCGGCTCTTCTCCTTCGTTGTACTCGCAAGAGGCAAGCATCCTTTATCTGCAGGGCGCCCCGGCATTTGACGGCCGTCCGACGTTCGGGGGAAATGTTCCGTGGGACAGCTGGAATCTACCGCGCCCGTTGCAGCATTCGGATATCGGTGCGATTGCGGCGGCAGGTGGCGAAGAGCGGGATCTGGCGATAAATGACGAAGTCAGGCTCGCGCTGAACTTTACGCCCAAGGCTAACAGTGTGTTGTCCAATGCGACGCTCACCATCAACGTCGGAAACTCTTCGGCAACTGCAAACGACTTCATTGCATATCTCGACGTGTTCGACGTTGGGGCGAATGCAGTGGTCGCGCGGGGTAGTTCCAGTGTCGTGAGCGTCCCTAACGGGCAACAGTATGTCGGAGTCAGTTCGGCTACTTCATTGGCATGCGCAGTTGCATACGGCAGTCTTACTATCGGCAAGCAATACCAAATTCGCCTGCATGTGTGGAAGGTTCAACCGATTGGACCGATCTATCCGCGCAACATGAGCATTAACGGCGTGGTGGTGTAAGCGTATGGCAATCACAGCCGATGTTCAAACTCTCGAGCCCGGCCGTCGCCTTGAGTTTTTCGAGGTCGATTGCACGGAGATCGGTGGAGACGCGTTGCGTTTCCACGGGCATCTGCAGTCGACCTCGATCGTGTGGCAGGGGCTGGAATACAAGCCGTGGCCGATTCAGGCGGCCGGCTTCGAGCGGACGTCGGATGCTCGGCAGCCGGCGCCGACGCTGACGGTTGGCGACATCAACGGCACGATCACCGCGCTGTGCGTTGCGCTCGATGATCTTGTCGGCGCGAAGGTGTACCGCCGGCGTACGCTGGCGAAATACCTCGACGCGGTCAATTTCCCCGACGGCAACCCGACCGCGGACCCGAATGAGCAATGGCCGCCTGAGCAGTGGCGAATCGAGCAGAAGAGCGACGAGCAGCCAGGCGTGCAGGTGGAATTCACGCTGTCGTCGCCGCTTGATTTCGGCGGGCAGCGGGTGCCAGCGCGCCAGATTGTCGGCACGTGCCAGTGGCGCTATCGCGGGCCCGAGTGCGGGTATGTCGGCGTGGTGTACTTCGACAAGTACGACAACCCGGTGAGCGATCCGGCGCTCGATCGCTGTAGCCAGAAAGTCAGCGGATGCGAATGCCGGTACGGCGTGAACAACCCGCTGCCGTACGGCGGTTTTTTGTGCGACACGCTCGCCTAGAGCGTCGATCAACCTCTCTTCATGGACCCGCCACTCGGCGGGTTTTTTTATGGACGAACGAATCAAGCAGGCGATCGCGGAGCACGCGCTCGCCGAGTATCCGCGCGAGTGCTGCGGGCTGATCGTGGAAACCGCTTCGGGAGATTTGTATGTGCCCGGTCGAAATATCGCTGCGGCGCCGACGGAGCGATTCGGGCTGGCGGCCGAGGATTACGCGGATGCGGAGGACATGGGCGAAATCCTTGCGATGGTGCATTCGCATCCGAACGGGACGGCGCAGCCGAGCATGGGTGATCGCGCGATGTGCGAGCGCGCCGGCATCCCGCTGTGGGTCATTGTCTCGCTGGGCGTCCAGGCCGACGGATCGATCGGCGTCGACAACTGGTGCGAGTTCGGGCCGAGCGGCTACGTCGCGCCGCTTTACGGTCGGGAATACGTGCACGGCGTGCTCGACTGCTACGCGCTGGTGCGTGATTGGTATCTCGCCGAACGCGGGATCGCGCTGCCGGATTTCGAGCGCAAGGACGGGTGGTGGGCTGACGGGTATTCGAACCTGTATATCGCGAACTACCAGGACGCGGGCTTTCTCGACATGGGGCGTGATGCGCAGCTCGAGCCGGGCGACGTGCTGCTGATGCAGGTCCGCAGCAAAAACGGCGTTCCGAATCATTCGGGCGTGTACCTCGGTGATGGCATGTTCGCGCATCACATGTACGGACGACTGTCGTGTCGCGCGGTATGGGGCTCGATGTGGCGCGACTGCTGCACGACCGTACTGCGTCATGTCGGAGGCGCGAAGTGACGGAGACGCTACGGGAGGTGAGGCTTTACGGGATCGCCGGCGCGCGGTTCGGTCGGGTTCATCGGCTGGCCGTCTCGTCGACCGCGGAGGCGGTGCGCGCGCTGTCAGTGCTGATTCCCGGCTTTCGGCAGTTTCTGCTCGACGCGCGCGACAACGGGCTGACGTTCGCCGTGTTCAACGGGCGCCGGAACCTGACGGAAGACGATCTCGGCGCGCCGGTCGGCGGCGACGCGATCCGAATCGCGCCGGTGATCATCGGCAGCAAGAGCGGCGGTCTGTTCCAGACGATTCTCGGCGCGGCGCTGGCCGTGGCCGGCTTCGTGTTCAGTCAGCCGACGCTGATCGGACTGGGCGTGTCGATGGCGCTCGGCGGCATCACGCAGATGCTGAGCCCGCAGCAGGCCGGGCTGGCCGGCGCGGCCGACAACGGCACCTCGTACTACTTCAACGGAGCGGTGAATAGCGCCGCGCAGGGCGAGCCGGTGCCACTCGTGTACGGCGAGATGGTTGTCGGGTCGAAGGTCGTCAGCTCGGGCATCTACACGGAGGATCAGGTGTGAAAAAGATCTACGCGGAATCCGGGCCGAAGCGGATCAGCGGGGCGAAGGGCGGTGGCGGTGGAAGTAGTGGCGGAGAATCGCCGGACAACTTGCATTCCATCGCGCGCGCGAAGGTGCTCGACGTCATTTCTGAGGGGCCGATCGTCGGCCTGGTGAAGGGCATGCAATCGGTTTTTCTTGATGGCACGCCCATCCAGAATTCCGACGGCTCGGTCAACTTCCAGAATTACGGCGTCGACGTTCGCACGGGAACGCTCGATCAGGAATTCATTCCGGGCTTTCCGGCGGTCGAGCGCGAATCGGCCGTGGGTGTGCCGCTGACGTCCGATGCGCCTTGGGTGCGTCAGGTGCAAAACACGCAGCTGACGGCGGTTCGCATTCGGTTCGGCGTGCCGGCGCTGCAGAAGAGCGATCCGGCGACCGGCGTGTTCGGCTATCGCGTCGAATATGCGATCGATCTGTCGGTCGACGGAGGCTCGTACGCACAGGTGCTGTCGTCGGCATTCGATGGCAAAACGACGTCGCTTTACGAGCGCTCGCACCGGATCGAGTTGCCGCGCGCCACTACCGGCTGGTTGGTACGCGTCCGGCGCATCACGCCGAATGCGCACAGCTCGCTGATCGCTGACACGGTCAATATCGAAGCGATTACGGAGGTGATCGACCGCAAGCTTCGATACCCGCTGACGGCGCTCGTTGGCATGACATTCGATGCCCGGTCGTTCTCGCAGGTGCCGGTGCGTTCGTACGGCGTGCGCGGCTTGATTATCCGTGTGCCGTCGAACTATGACGCGGAGACGCGGACGTATTCGGGTGCATGGGATGGCACGTTCAAGCCGTCGTGGACAAACAATCCGGCGTGGATTTTCTACGACGTCCTGTTGCAGACGCGATATGGCACTGGGCGCTATGTCGACGCGTCGATGGTAGACAAGTGGACGCTGTACGAAATCGCGCGATATTGCGACGTGATGGTTTCGGACGGCCGCGGCGGCGTTGAACCTCGTTTTACGTGCAACTGCGTGATCCAGTCTGATGCCGACGCTTTCAAGGTATTGCAGGATCTGGCGAGCGTGTTTCGCGGGATCGCGTACTGGGGTCCGGGAGCGGTGGTCGCGTCTGCGGACATGCCGTCCGATCCCGTCTACGTCTACACCGCGGCGAACGTGATTGACGGGGCGTTCCGGTACGTCGGGAGCGAGCGCAAGACGCGATACACCGTCGCGCTTGTGAGCTACAACGATCCGTCGAACCAGTACAAACAGGCAGTCGAGTATGTGCCGGACGACGACGGCATCGCGCGTTATGGCGTCATCAAGACGCAGGTAACGGCGTTCGGTTGCACGTCGCAGGCGCAGGCGCACCGGCTCGGGCGATGGCTTCTCCTGACGTCGCGCTACGAGTCGGGCACGGTGTCGTTCAAGGTCGGGATGGATGGCGTGCTGGTCGGCCCCGGGCAGGTGATCGCGATCGCCGATCCGCGAAAGGCTGGTCGTCGCATCGGCGGGCGCATCCGCGCGGTGGCCGGTAACGTCGTCACGCTCGACAAGGCGCCGACCGTGGCGCCCGGCGACCGCTTCACGGCGATTCTGCCGTCGGGCGTTGCGCAGTACCGTGCGGTGAAGTCCGTCGATGGCGACGTGCTGACGCTGGCTGATCGCTTCGATGCGGACCCGGTGTCCGGCGCGGTGTGGATGCTGGAGAACGCGGAGGTCGCGGCGCAGCTTTATCGCGTCGTGAGCGTTCAGGAAGGCGACGACGATGGCCTGCTCGAGTACACGATCACGGCCACGATGCACGAGCCCGGGAAATACGCGGCGATCGACGACGGCGCACAGATTCAGCAGCGGCCGGTGACGGTCGTGCCGCCATCGGTACAGGCGCCGCCGACCAATGTGCGCGTGACGTCGTACTCGGCCGTCGATCAGGGCATTTCCAAAACGACGATGGTGATCGCCTGGGACGCTGCGGATAACTCGGTGACGTACCTGCCGGAATGGCGGAAGGACAACGGCGAGTGGGTGAGTGTGCCGCGCACGGGCGGCCTGCAGGTCGAGGTGCCGGGGATTTATCAGGGGCGCTACGTTGCGCGCGTGCGCGCTCAGAACGTGATGGGCGTTACGTCGCTGCCGGCGATCAGCGCGGAAACGCAGCTGAAGGGTAAAACGACACCGCCGCCGGCCGTTGCATCGCTCAAGGCCGCCGGCATCGTGTTCGGGATCAATCTCGATTGGGCGTTCCCGGGCGACGGTACGGCGGGCGATACGCAGCGCACCGAGCTCTGGTACAGCCGCACGCCGAGCCGCGACGACGCAATCAAACTGTCGGACTACGCGTATCCGCAGGCGTCGACGTCGCTGCAGGGGCTCGCCGTCGGCCAGGTGTTTTATTTCTGGGCCCGGCTCGTCGATACGTCTGGAAACGTCGGGCCGTGGTATCCGGCATCCGGGCCGGGCGTGCAGGGACAGCCGACGACCGACGAAGGGGAATACGAGAAGTATTTCGCGGGGCGAATTTCGCACTCGGCGCTTGGCGAGGATCTGCGCAAGCCGATCGACGCGATTCCCGGCATTCAACAAGGCGTCGCGGATAACGCGAGCGCAATCGAAAAGGAGATACGCGACCGCGCGGACGCGATCGCGAAAGAGGCTCGGGATCGGGCGGACGCTGTGGCCGAAGAGGCGCGGCAGCGTGGCGCCGCGGTCACCGCCGAGCAGCAGGCTCGGCAGACGGCCGACACCTCGCTCGGGCAGCGCATCGATACCGTGACGGCCAGCGTCGGCGACGCGGCGGCGGCCATCAAGCAAGAGGCGACCGCGCGCGCCGATGCCGACGGCGCGCTGTCGACGCGGATCGATACCGTCGTCAGCAAGGCGAACGACAACGCGGCGGCCATCTCGTCGGAGGTGACAGCGCGGACCACTGCGGACACGGCGCTCGGAAAACGCGTCGACGCCGTAACGGCCGACGTCGGCGCAAACAAGGCGGCGATTACGGCCGAGCAAAAGGCGCGCGCCGACGGCGACGGTGCGCTGTCGAGTCGGATCGATACGGTATCGGCATCGGCCGGCGCTAACGCGGCGGCGATTGCAGCAGAGCAGAAGGCGCGTGCCGATGCGGATGGCGTGCTGGCGACGCAGATCAGCAAGGTGTCGGCGCAAATCAATGTACCGATGGCGGGCGACAGTGGACGCGCGGCGGGATCGACGCAGGTTAAGGCGGGCGTCTATTCGGAGCAGTCCGCGCGTGCCGAAGCCGACATGGCGATCGCGCAGCGTATCGAAGCTGTTACCGCGCAGATGACTTCCGGGCAGGCGTCTCTATCAGCCGGGATTCAGGCGGAGTCGCAGGCGCGAGTGGATGCCGACAGTGCGCAGGCCGAGCAGATTACGACCGTGCGCGCGCAGGCAAACGCGAACGCTGCCGCGGTGCAGACGGTGGCGCAGTCGTACGCGGACCTGAACGGGCGTGTATCGGCGTCGTACCAGATCAAGACGCAGATCACGTCGGACGGTCGCACGTATATCGCCGGCATCGGCGTCGGCATCAACAACGACAGCGGCATTGTCGAGTCGCAGGTGTTGGTATCGGCGCAACGCTTCGCGGTGGTCGACCCAAACAACGGCGGCGCTTCGATCGTGCCGTTCGTGGTGCAGGGCGGGCAGGTGTTTCTTCGTCAGGCGCTCATCGGTTCGGGCTGGATCACGAACGCAATGATCGGCAGCTATATCCAGTCCGACAACTACATTGCGGGTCGGCAGGGGTGGCGGCTCGACAAGATCGGTTGGTTCGAAATCAACGCTTCTGATGGCAGCGGAAATCGATTGGTGCTTGACGGGAGCAGTGTGCGTGTCTACGACGGCAACGGCGTGCTTCGCGTGCGCATGGGGATGTGGTGATGACGACGGGGCTTCAGATTTTCGACGGCGCCGGTCGCATCATTCTCGATGCACGGTCGCGTGCAGGGCGAGTCGTCGGTATCGCGTGGACTGGTGGAGGGGATGGAGGCGTTGCGGCGGACATGTCCGGCGGAGAGCCATTTTGGTCGTTCATGCCCGCACGCATTTTTTATCGCGTATCAGGCGCCGAGCCATCTCCGATTATTTCGATCGACCGGAACGGCGTCAGCTGGCGGTACAGCGGCAATACGAGTGGATCCAACGCGTACACGCAGGTTCCCGGCTGGATAGTTTACGGAGTGTATTAATGCCGGCAGGATTTCAGGCGTTTACTGATACGGGCGTGTATCAAATCGATGGATTGACGCCGAATTACCAAATGGTCCAGGCGATGTCGGCGCAGTCAGTGGATACATCGCTGCGCCTCGCGGTCAACGATGCGAACAAGCCTTTCAGCGTCACTCTACCCAGCGTCGCGTTTACGTTCAACGCAACGGCGGGGCCTATGTATGGGGTCTATGCGTCGGATGGGGTTGGAATCACCATTTGGAGCACGGATGTCGACGGCACTACCTACACGCTGAGATTTGTTACGGAGCGGCCCTGCAGTGTCTATTTTTTTCAGTTCGATCAGGTGCCGCTGGTGTCCGGAAATTTCGGGCTTCAGGTGTTCAACGGGCAAGGGCGCCTCATTGCTGACTCGTCCAGACCGTTTCTGCGCGTGCTTGACGTTATCTACAACGAATATGTGCCTGGCGTTGGGTGGATGGTAGAGGGTGCGCCGAGCCCGCAGTGGGACTCCCGAGCATACGGTGTCCCAATCATCGTCTCGGGAATTTACCCGGTTCGTCACGCGTGGAGCTATGACCCTGCGGGCGTCGAATTGAGTTCGATTCGCGTGAACGGGAACAGTGTTTCGTGGGGCACAACAATGTACGGAGGTGGCCGAAAGCCAAACTTGGCAGGATTTCGAGAACAATGGCATTCGCGCTTCATGGTGCTGGATGCGACAGGGATTGTGTGATGGGCCGCCGACTTGGCGGCCTTTCTTTTTACGGGGCTGGAAACGGGGAGCGGTAATGCAAGAGCACGAAAAGACGATTCTGGAGTTGATCCTCATGGGCGGACTGATTGGCATTGCGAAAGTGTTGGTGGGTAGCGAGCAGCTCACGTTCCGGCTTGTGGCCGGGCGTGCGGTACTCGGTTCGGCGACGTCGATGGTTGCGGGGCTGGCGCTGCTGCAGATCCCGGATCTGCCGCCGATCGCATTGCTCGGCCTCGGCAGTGCGCTCGGCATCGTCGGGTCGCAGTACCTCGAAGTGCTGCTGCGCCGGAACGCAAAACGAATGTTTGGGGGAAAGTGAATATGACGAATCTGACGGCACATTTCACGCTCGAGGAATTGACCGCGAGCGACACGGCGCGCCGGCGCGGCATCGATAACACGCCGTCGGCCGCCGTTACGGCGAACCTGCGTAGGACGGCGGAAGCGCTTGAACGCGTGCGCGACGTGCTCGGCGCGCGGCCCGTGATCATCACCTCGGGCTATCGAGCAGCTGCGCTCAATCGCGCGGTTGGCGGCGTTCCGACCAGCGCGCATCTGTCGGGCCTGGCCGCCGATTTCGTCTGTCCGAAATTCGGCGCGCCGCTCGACATCTGCCGGGCGATCAGCGCGTCGCAGATCGAATTCGACCAGCTGATTCAGGAGGGCACGTGGGTTCACATCGGCCTCGCGCCGATCGGGACGAAGCCGCGGCGACAGGTGCTGACGGCATCGTTCGGCGCGACGAACACGACGTACTCGGAGGGGCTATGACCTGGATCGATCCGCGGCTTTGGCTCGCAATCGTCGCGGCCGTGGTCATCGGTTCCGCGGCTGGATATTTCAAGGGTCATCGCGACGCCGACCAGTCTCACACGGTGGAAACACAGGCGCAGCGGATTCGCGAGCTCGTCGGCGAGCGCGACGAAAGCGACCGTATCGCGCGTCAACAACAGGGGAATGCTGAAAATGCTGCGAAACAACGTGAACAGGCTCGCGCTGCTGCTGACGCTGCCGATGCTGCTGCTAACAGCCTGCGCAAGCAGGTCGCCGAGCTTGTCGCCCGCGCGCGCGATCCCGCCGCTCCGGCCGGAGGCGCGGCAACCGGCGGCACCCTCGATCTGCTTGCCGACCTGTTCGGCCGGACTGACGAGGCTGCGGGAGAGTTCGCGCGAATCGCTGACGAACGGGGCATTGCCGGCCGGCAATGCGAAAGAGACTACGACGCGCTGACGGGCGCCGCGCCGCGATAGAAGCACCGTGGCCCGCGCTTGCCACGGGCTTTCTATTTCCCGAATTCGTAATCGATATGTAAAATCGACGATCCGGGGATATAACAACTTCCGACCTGAGAACCACAATGAAAAAAACTTTGATTTCTGCTGTGTTGGCGGGGCTTGCGCTGTCCGCGTGCGGTGGCGGCGACGACTCGTCGACGCCGGCCGCGACTGGTCCGGCAATCCGCCTTGCGTATTCCGGGGCACCGCTGGTGTCGACGCAGCGGGCGCGCGCAATGGCTGCTGCGGCGGACGTGGCGAGTGCGGCATCCGCGCCTGATGCTTCTGCCGGCGATGTGGAGCCGACGATCACTGCGCTGCAGAACGCGTTCAAGGCGAGGGGCGCCGACATCGCGGTCTATCCTGGTGTCGTCAACGGCTCGAAGCTGCACGACATCGTCATGAGCGAAAACGGTGGTGTCGGGCCGACTGACGCCGAGATTGCGAATTCGAAAACCAACATCAGCGAGTGGGCGCTGGTGTACTTCGAGCTCGACGATATGTCCGGATACATCGATTCGGCACAGCGGCGCGCCGAAGTTACCCAGTTCAAGCGTGACCTGCAGGTGTACGGTGCGCGCGAATATCTCAAGGGGCGAGTCATTTTTGCGGCTCGGCCGATCGTGTCGTGTGCGGGGCCGAAGGAGGTTCGAACCGTCAACGGCGACGGGATGGTCGTGGTGGACACGTATAAGCCGACGTCGCAGGTACTGTACGAGGTAATCGAGGGTGCCAGCAACGAGGGGTTGGTGTCGCCGATCGGTGGAATTTACAGGCCCGACGTTTCCCATATGGGCGCCGACTGCAGCACGCCAGATCAGACGGTGCGAGATGCGCACCTCGCCAGCATTGCCGATCCGCTGGTCGATCGATACAAGGTCGCGCTCGACACGATCAATAAGTGCAAATACAACCCGTCGGCCATTCCGGAAGCTGACCGGTCGGCACAGTGCTGGGGCATCGAGCCGGTGAATAAGTAACGTCGCGCGGGGAGATCCATGTCACCGATGAAGTTGGGTCGTCCTGCCTCGATTGAATTCAAACGAAGGGCGTAGAGCCCGCGCCATTGGCAGGCTAGTCGAAAGAATAGGCGGCGTGCGGTTCGTTTCCGTTTTAACCCTCCGATGATAAAGTGCGTTGTCTACGCGGCCGTCGTGGACCCTAAAATGGCACTGAGAGGAATAAGATGGCGAACGAAAACAAGCGCCTGAGCGAGGCCGGCTGGGCCGCGCTGCGCCAGCGCGAGCAGGCAGTCATGCACTACTACAACGACCAGGCGAACAACTGCACCTTCGGCGTGGGCACCCTCGCGCATACCGGCGCGTGCACGCCCGAAGAACTGCGCCGCCCGGTGACGCCGGCGCAGGTCAACGCGCAGCTCGCAGCGCGCGTGAGTACCGCGGAGGCCCAAGTCCGTCGGAACGTCACACAGCGCGAACTCACGCAGGCGCAATTCGATGAATTGGTCAGCTACACGTACAACGCCGGCAATACGGGTGCGCTGTCCGCGCTGCATTCCGCAAACCAGAACAACGACGCCGGTGTCGTATCGCACATGAATCAGCGCGTCTACATCCATCCACGCGACGCTCAAGGACGACGTCTTGCTCCGGTGCGTTCGAACGGCCTCGTCAACCGGCGCCGCCTAGAAGCCGCCCCGTTTCAGCCCCAGAGGACGCGATGAAGAAGCACCTCCTCTGGATGCTCCTGGTGGTATCGGGAGCTGCGGTTGCAGATCAGAGCCCCGCCGACGAGATTTCGGCGCGCAGCGGGCTGCCGGCCAGCGAGGTCACGGCGCTACTCAACAACTGTGACGGAAGCCAGACCAGCATGAATTTCTGCGCTTGGCGCGATCAGATCGTCGCCGAGCGCGAGCTGCAGCAGGTGGTTGATAAGCAGGTCGCCGAGCATCCGGACCGCAAGATCGGCCTTGAGGCGAAGGTGGCGAAGTGGAAGAAGGCGCGCGACACGTCCTGCGAGAAGTCGGCCCGGAAGGAGTGGGGCGACGGCTCAATGCGGCCAGCTGCGCAGGCGATTTGTGCGACGGCGGCGACGAAGCGGATGACGAAGCGGTTGTCAGTGCGTGTGACAGGCAAGCCGTCCTGATCCGATCGGACCGGTAAGGCAAGAAAGCCCGCTTAGTGCGGGCTTTCTATTTGGCGCCGCGGTTGGTGCGATATCGGTTCGATGGCGTTACGCCAAACTCGCCGATGAGGCGTGTCGTATAAGGCTGGAATCCGCTGCGCCCAAACTGTGCCCACGGCACAAATCGACGTCCGGCAAACCCTCTAAAAACCCACAAAACCTAAATAGCCTACGTTGTGACCGGCGCGAGACTATTGGTTAAAAATCAATTGGTTATCACTTTCTGGCCCTGATCGATCGTCATCGACATGTATCAGATAGCCCGAGACAGATTGTGATGCTCAAAACGATGAAGCCTTGCTAGTCATGGCGTTGCGGCCGATCAAGACGCTTGGCGATCAAGCGAGGCATGGAAATCGGTCACACCTTGGGACCAAACTGTGACCGATTCGGCATGTTGTGCCAGATGGTCTGGCGCAAGGTGCGCATACCGGAGAACCATGTCGTAACTCGACCATCCGCCCAGCTCCTTCAACCGCTCCAGCGGCGTGCCGTTTTGGACGTGCCAGCTCGCCCAGGTGTGGCGAACATCGTGGAATCGGAAGTTCTCGATGTTCGCCCTCGCACATGCGGAGAGCCACTGCTCACGGTCCCACGACGTGATTCGCTTGCCGTTGCGGACAAATACGAACCGCTGATGCTTTCCAAGCTGCCGGCGGATCAAATCTATCGCTTCACTGTTCAGCGGAACGCCGATCGGCTTGCCCGCTTTCGCCTGGTCTGGATGGATCCATGCGCGACGAGCTACCAAATCGATCTGCGACCATTCAAGCCCCAAGATGTTTGCTTGCCTCAGGCCAGTCGCAAAGCCGAAGGCGGCAATATCCCGCATCCAGTCGCGATTGATCGAGCGCAGTAGCCGCTGCGCTTCCTCCTTCGTGATCCAGCGAATCCGCTTATTGGACTCCTTGATACATTTCAGGATCGGGGCCCGATCGATCCATTCCCACCTTACTGCTGCGTTCAGCATCCCGCGGATGGTTGCAAGATACCGATTTCGCGTCGCGACAGATGCCGGCTTGTCGTGCTTCCACCGGCCGCACATTTCCGGAAGAGCGCCCATGATTTCGGCCGAGGTCAGAGTGTCGATCTGCCTCCCCTGAAAATAGGCGCCGAAGTGTCGTAGGTGGCCCACAAAGTTGATGTAATTCCGTTTGTGGACCTGCTCTTTGAGGTATCTCACGACGGCTTGTTCGTAGACGTAGCGGCTCCGCTCCCCGAGCTTGTGCACCCGCCACATTTCCGATCTCACCTTGTCGCGATACTCCTCAGCTTCCTTCCGGTCGGAAGTCCCACAAGAGCGGCGTATTCTTTCACCGCTTGGCGTGCGGAGATCGAGGTAATAGACGCCGCCGCGCTTTCGGATGGACATTGCTGATTCTCCTTTCCTTCCGTCCGCGCCGGTCGATCGGCATTGTAACCGGACGATTTCGATTTCAGTATTTCGGGCCAGATTCGCCAGACGCCGCCGATTTTGAAAAATCCCAGAGCTTTCCGGTTGGCGTAGATCGTCGAGTAAGAGACCGCGAGCAGCTCGGCGGCCTCTTTGAGGGTTAGTGCGCGTTCCATGTTTTCCCTCACAGCGTCACCTCGGCCGGTGCGATAAGAGTCTTGGCGACCCATTGGCGCATGCGCGTCCATTGCTCTTCGGGTAACAGCTGCTGCAGTTCGCTCATGTCCATTATTGGTGTTCTCCTGCGCGGTCAAGCCGTTCGATCGCGGCTTGGATCAGCGCGCCCGCCTTCACGAGATTTCGACGATGCGTCGTCGGCTTCCACCAATCGGCGGCCCACGGCCATGCAGGCGGCGGATCGCCGGCAGGATACGCGAGCGTGTGCATCGCGTAGCAGCCTGCGGCGCAGGACAATTCGTGATCGCGGTATTGGTCGTCATGTGCAGGCGTCCAGCCTTCCTGCTCGACCTGCCGGCGGCGTTCGGCGAGCACGTCGCGCGCCGCGTTCGTCACCTCGGCGCGCGGTTCCGGCCGTTGGTTCGCCAGCTCTCGGAGAACCCTGTAAGCTTTCTTGACGCGGGGATCGGGTGAAAGGCCGATCAAGTCAAGCGCGGTTCCAATCGCCGCACGGTGCTCGACCGTCAACGCGTGGCGATCGTCTGCCTGTGCGGCGTTTTCGATCACCTCCAGCGCTTCTTCCCACGGGCAGTTCGCATTCGAATGCTCGCCGATGTCCGCACCGAAATGCTTGGCAACGGCTGCGGCCAGCTTGTCGGCCGTTTCGTGGTATTCGTCGCGCTCGCGCAGCGCTTGGTCCCACAGTTCGTCATCGGTCGGGCGAGCGTCTGCCTGCGCGGGCTGCGGGGCGGCGTAGAGCGGCACGATCTTGCCATCACCATGGGCATCAGACAGCCGCTGCGCAGCGCCCTTGTCGCGCACGATCGGAGCAAAGTCATTGCTGGCCGAGCACACATATGCCACCGCTTCCGCCGCCATAGCAGGCGAGCCGATGTACGGCGATTTCGTGTCGAGTGCTTCGAGCAGTGCCTCGGTACGGTTCGTTGCCTCCTGCCAATACCACGATGCCGCCATCCCTTCGCCGGCGCTGTAATCCTCCAGCGCGGACTTGATCGCACCGCGCGCGAAGCTGAATAGATCGCGGCGGTCGAGCGTCACGTCGTTCGCCCCTTCCGCCCCCGTCTCGTTGGCAGGTGCGGCACGGGCGAACACCGGCACGCCAGTTTCGTCACACCTCGGCGACACGATCGCGCCGTTGCCTTCCGCCAGTTCCTTCAAATCGTCCGCACGGATATAGCCGATGGGGGTAGCCGCTCGCTCGTCCGCCGGCACGCGCTCCGCCTCGGCCGGGATGGCAGTCGATCCGTCGACAAAGATCGCGCCTTCCTCGGGGTACTCGGTGACCCAGCAGTACATGCCGTTGCCGGCGTGCCCTTCGCCGCGCTGGAACGTGAGTTCGCCTTCAAGCTGGTCGCGATCGCGATCCGGCGCAATGAAGTCGAGTGCTTCGATCAGCTGCGCACCGGTCAGGGTGAGCGAGTGGCCGCTGAAGTTGATCAGTTGCTCGCTCGGGTCGATTGCGCGCTCGGTAGGGGCTACTTCTTGCTGACCGTTTGTCACAATGGGTTCGAGCTGCGCGGAAGTTGCGGCGCTCCACTTTGGGAGTTCCTGCCAGCCGAGTACCTCGTCATCCGGGCCCAGAGTCGGCGTGAACAAGGTATTGAATTCCCCACTTGGGTCTTCGCCGATGTCGTACCAGCCGTCGGCGATGAATTCTTTGCCGTCTTGGTCGTGCAGGTCGTCGGCGTAGTTGTTCGCGTGGCTGGCGGCGAACACGAATACACGACGATCGTCATGTGCACGGCGAACTGCCACGATGTATTCGCGGTGTTCGCCATCCTTGGTCGGCGGGGTTCCAGTTTTCCAATGTGCACGAGCGTCGACCGTCGCAGTTTCGTGCTGCTCGACAGGGTATCCGCTGAATGCGTGCGCGATGAACTCGGTCAGGATGAAACGATCATTGGCGTTCGGTTCGCGCGAATCGTTGTTATCGCCGACGATTTCGAACGTCTCGATTGCTGCGAGCGCAGCTTGCGCAGTGATGGGCGCAGGTTGTTCGGATGCGGACAAACTGGAATCTTGTGGTTGCGTAGTCATAAAATCTCCAATGCTCAGTGCGGACGGCAGGCCGACGTGGTTGCTCCGCGGTATCCTTTTCGGCAGCCTAGAACGGCAGGTCCGGGTCATCGGTGGGTGGTACGGATACGGCGCGGCCCGGCTGTAGCCTCCGGCTGGCGCGCACGCGTATCCGAATCATGTCCTTGCCGGTCATGTCGCAGACGTCTAGAAGTTCGCGGAAGGCTTTATATCTGGCCTTGCTGCGCGTGCTGGCGGTCACCGTGAACCACGCTTCGTATTCGAACTCGTCGCGCCACGGGGCGAGGCAGCGCCACTCGCGCAACACTGGCGTGTCCACGATTTCCCCGTACTCGACCTGGTCAGTCGGGTGATAGAGGCGCTCCTCCTCGGACTTGTCTCCGTCGATAACGACGCAGAGATAGTGGCCGTCGGCATTCACGATCACGCCGCGTTCGCCGTAGCATTTCACCTGACGGCCGCGCTCGGCCGGCACGCCGTAGTGTTTGCGGATGTATTCGAAGCTCACTGGTGGTTCTCCGTGCTCCGGACAGGCAGTGGCCGCACGTGGCCTGTCTTCAAGTTGACGAAGGCACCGCACCACGTCAGGCGCGCATGCCGGAAGAATTCCCACAGGATCGCGAGCCCCTGCGTGACGACGGCCTGGTTGATGAACAATTCTTGCCGCTCGAGCGCCTCGGCGAGGCTGCAGCTTGGCGTGTCGTCCTCGGGAATCGACGTGTCGATCAGTTCGGGCAGTACGCTATACGGCCAGGGCAGCGGGGTGCTATCTGCGGTCGCCGTGTTTCCGGGCGCGTCGTGCGCCGCGCCGAAGATTACCTGGCCGTCGCTCGCGCGATTTCCGAGATCCATCACATAGCTGCCCGCCTTATTCAATGCCGGCGCCAATTTCGCGCGAGCGGCCGCGCTGTCGACGCACATGACAACGAGGTCCGGCGCGCCGCGGATGATCGCGTCGGCGCCGGCATGCACCGGTCGACCGCACCAGTCGAGCCCGAAAAATGCGTTCAGGCGATGCACGAGCACGACGCTCTTTCGCTGCCCCACATCGGCCGGACTGAACATCTGCCTGCCGACGTTCGCGGCGCTCACGGTGTCGGCGTCGAACGTGGTAACGTGCAGGCCCGGGTGGCCGAGCTCGACGAGCGCGTGATTGAGGCGAGCCAGCCCTGTCAACATTTGCGACCCCGTGCCGCCGCAACCGATCAGTGCGACCGTCACTCGTTCATCGCTGAGAAAGCGGGCCGGCGTCGTGTGATGGGTCATACCGTCCTCCACCAAGGCGCACCGACGTCGCGCCCGATCAGCGCGGCGCATTCGGTGATCGCGCGGCGCGTCGCGCGCTCGCGCTCCGCCTGCTGCGCGCAGACGTCATGCTGCGCATCGATGTCGTCGTGCGTGAAGTGGCGGAACGCGCCCGCGCCGGCATGCGCGGTCACGTAATCAGCGAAGTGCGTCACGTCGATTCGGGCCGCGCTCGACAACTCGAATGCGTCGGCGCGCGAGCCAATCGAATCGAACGCGCGCCAGTCGGCGGCTGCATGCGGTCGGACGTGGATTGCGGTGCAATCGCGGACCGTGTGACGCTTCGCTTCCCATCCCGCGGCCCGTGCCGCGAGTTCGAGCATGTCGAGTTGGTTCACGCGGCTTTCTCCGTCGACGGGAAAAACGCCTGTACCGGCACACGGAGCGTGATCATTTTGCCGAGCGCGCACAGGCGGAAAGCAACGCTCGGATTGGCCGTGCCAACGCCGCCGATCACGCCGGCGATCTTCACTTCGCCCGCGTCGTCGGCGTCGTCGGTGGCGCTGAAGAATGCCGGGTTGACGCCGTGGCTGTGCAGATCGATTGCGAGGCTCTCGTCGTCGGCGAGGAGCGGGCGATTAATGGTTATTGCGGTCGGCGTGGAGTTGGTCACTTCGACTTCGCGGTACACCAGTTCCTTGTTCGTCTCGTTCCAGACGATCCATGCGGCATGCTCGTTCGGCGCGGCGTTGGCCGCGTCGGTTGCGAACCGGCGGAGGTGCGGCTCGGCGGCGCTGATGCGTCCGAATGCGAATTCGATTTTCGCGTCGATCGAGCCGTACGGCGGACGCGGGCAAGCGCCTTCGATCGGGGCGATCGGCTGAATCAGGTGCAGCCACGGGCGGCGGATCTCGACGAACAGACCTTCGGCCGCGAGCAGGAATCGGTGACCGACGTCGAGCAGCGGCGAAAATTCGGCGTGGCGCGGCACGGTGGCGACCGGGGCGCTGTCGAACAGCGCTTCGTCCAGGCCGATGTTTGCGTCGCTGCTGGCGGCTGCGATCGGGCGCGACCGGCCGGCTTGCACCTCGGCCGCGACCCCTTCGCTGAAAATCTTGAGTGCATCGCCGAGAGAGCGCAGCGTGTCGGTCGTCGCTGCTTCGAACGTTGCTTTGATTTCTTCAATTTTGGTGGACATGTGGTTAGCTCCGTTGCGTGAGGCGTTGAATTGCGGATTCGACGGTCAGGTCGACCGCGACCAGTCTTTCGGTGGGAAATTCGGCGCCGTCGAGCAGCTGGCGCCAGAGCGTGGAAATGCTGCCGCCCTGAATCAGTTTTGGGGCATTCGGGTGTGTGAAGCGGCTGCGAAAGAATTCCTCTTCGTAGCGCTCGACGTCGGCCGCGTTCGGCTGCTTCGCGATTTCGACATTGCCGGTGCACACGGAACCGGTGGAATAGACGTTGTAGTACGGCGCCTGAAACAGGGCGGTCCCGCGTTGCGGCCGCGCATTCTCGGCAAGCGCGAACACGTGTCGGCGGTCCCCTTGGGCGATGAACAGCAATGCAGGTTGGTGCGCCGGGCCCGCGCGCGTGCCGAGCGGTTTGTCGGAGTTGAACCAGACGTGCCGCACGCATGCCGGCATCCACCACGCGACAACGCCGGAGCCAGCAAAGATCACGCGTTCGTGCACGTAGCCGTGTTGACCAGCGTGTTTCGCTGCTGCGGCAGTGAACGCCGCGAGTTGTCGCTCGGTTACGGGTTCACCTGCAAGCAATGTCGGCATGCCGTCGACAACACGCGCTGCATGGCGCGTTACGTATACGCGCGTGCCGGTGCTGTTCCGATACAGCAGCAGGGCGGAATCGAGTTCGAGGTGCGATTCAGTATCGCAATAGATATCGACGTCTTTCATGCATGCACCTGTATGCGTTGGGGCTCGGCCGGGCTGTCCGGCGACCGGAGCGCGATCACGTCCAGCAGGTGTTCGACTGCTAGGGCGAGTCGCGAGGTATTGCGCATCCGCGCGAACCAGTTGCCGACCGCTTTACCCGCGAGTGACAGGCTGACCGCGCACGCGGCCTCCAGCGCATCGCCTTGCATTTCGTGCTCGAGAAAGTCATCGATCACGCGGCCGGTTCCGTCGCCGTGGTCCCACAACAGGAACAGGGAAAAATCGATGCCCGGCCCGGCGTTCGAATCGAAGTGGTCGACGCGCGCAAATGGGCCGCCGTGCGCGATTACGCTGTAGATTTCGTCGCACGCGCTGACGGCAAGCGCCGCGATTTCGTCTTGTTCTGCTGCACGGTGTACGTCGAACGTATTCAACACCTGCTGCGGATTGACGAGCCAGTCTGGCGCGTCGCGAAAGAATTCCGTGCGACGGGGGATCGAACACGCCTCGAAAAATTCCTCAGGAGTTGCCTCGTCGACGTCGTCGTAGTGCATGCGCAGCTCGGGTAGCGCCTCGATCTCGTTTGCATGCCCTTGCCAATACATGTAGCCGGCAATCGAGATCGTCTCGCTCGGCGTCAGCACGGACGGCAGGTAGTGCGCGCATGCTTCGTAAAGCACAGCGAGAACGGTCTGGCCGAGTCCGGGCATCACGCTTTCAAGGTGCGAAATGCTGCCGCGCAGGAATCGCGCTGGCGCGGTTCCTGCGCCTCCGTCGCTATGAATCGACACCCACACGCTGTTGTCGTCGCCGGTGCGGTAGTACGACGGGCCGCAAGAATCAGAGCTCAGGCGCAAGCTCCATTCGAAAATGGAGTGCGCGTCCGTGAGTTCTTGCCACGTGCGCGTCAGCGCGATCCGAGCTAGCTCGCGCTCGTTGCGGTGATCGTCAGCGAGTTGCGCATCTTCGATCGTCAGCATGTTTCCGCGCATCAGCGCGAGCGCAAGATTGTGCGAAAACTGGCCGCTATCACCGACGACGTACCGCGCTGGTACTTCGCCGACAATTCGCGGCAGGGTAAGAGCAGTCGATGTCATGGCAATACCGGCATGTCGGCCGACGGGAGACGTAAGCGTGGCGACGAGCTATTGCAGCCAGCAGCAACGCGCGAAATGTGCACTGCGAGCGGGCTGTTGACGTGCTTCTTCGGTGCCGCCGCCGCTCGGCTATCGCTGAACGTGTTTTCGCGCAGGTGCTTTCGAAGTTCGCGGAGCGTCATTTCGATTGCGGGCAGTAGCGCGCATGCAGCGCATTGATGAACGCGACTTCTTCGTCAAGCAGCGGGCACACGTGCGCACTGCTGAACCGGTCGAGTTCGGCGAGATACGCGCGGACGGGGTGCGGAACGATGCAGTCGACAGCGCGTATCTGGTCGAGCTTCCGGCGTGCGTCGTCGGAGTCAACCGGGTTCGCGATCGCGATACCCGCAACGTAGGTTCGTCCGTCGGCACTGGTGGACAGTTTGACCGTGTAGCTGCTGAGCGGCAGCGCGTAATTTCCTTTCGTGCCGACAGCGCGCCGGAACGTGTAGACGTTGCGGTTGCCTTTGATGACCGGTCCCTCAATTTCCGCGTTCGTGAGCTCCGGATAGGTCTGCGAATAGAAGTCGCGGATCTGCTGGAGCGTGAACGTCGGTGCAGGGTCGGCGAGCTTCGCGCCGTTGTACGAGAATTCGCGAGCGAGCGTTTCGATTTCCATGTCGTTGCCTCCAATCAGTACAGGTCGACGCCCGCGTCGGTCGATTGCGGTTGCGCCGCGCTTGCAGGTTCGGCGGGCGCCGGCGTATCTGCGGCCGGCGTCTCGCCGCCGTCGCTCGGTTGGCCGGCATCGTCGATGCGCATCTGGCGCGGGTCGGTCGCGCCGGCGTTTGCGCCGTCAGTCGAGGGCGGGTTGTTGGCGTCGTCGGCCTTCGCGGCCTTCGGTGGCCGGCCGCGACCGCGCTTCCCGGGTGTGCCGGCGGCGTCACTAGCGTTCGGCGCCGGAAGCGCGGGCGCCGCGTCGGGTTTGTTCGCGGCGGCGCACGCGCGCGCCTGGTCGAGCAGCGACAGTGCGCCGGGTTCGTACGCCTCGACCGCTGCTGCGAATTCGGCGTCGAGTTCTTGGGGTGTCGCTACCAGCGACAACGGCCAGAGTTCTTTCTTGCCTTTCGCGTTCGGCAGGGGTGTGACGTTGACGCGCAGGTTTTCGTCGCCTTCGGCCGTGATCAGGATGTTGATGCTCGTGGTGCGCGCGAGCTCGTGCAGTGACGTGAACAGGGACATGCGATTACCTCTCAGGTGAAGTCAGGCCGCGAGGCCGTCGTAATTGCGATCGGCGAAATCGTTATCGCCGGGATAGCGGTTCGAGCCGTCGGCTCGATGCCAGCAAAATAGGGAGCCGCGCCGGTGCGGGAACCAGTAACCGGCGCAGTCGCAACGCATGCGCGTCGTGTTGCGGCGGTTCATCCAGTTGTCGACGCGATATTTCCGGCGGTTGCACGTGCGGCACGCCGGTAGGCGCGTGTAGCGATCGGGATGGCGCCGCAGGCATCGGCGCGCGTCGCAGTGCGTGCAGCGGACGTGGCAACGCGGCATCGATCAGTCCTCCGCGTCGCCGGCCTGCAGCCGTTTTACGTCCACGCGTGCAGCAGCGCGGCGTCGTTCGCGCGTTTCTCGCGCACGCGCTGACGATTCGAGTGCGTCCCGCACGCTGGCGCGCTGGATTGCGGTGTCGAAATCGCCGGTCATGTGCAGCAGTTGCCACTCGACGCGCAGCAGATGGGTTGGCAGGTGATCTTTCTGCATGGCCGGCTCACGCGCTGTAGGTGCTTTCGCTCGACGCGGCCGGCGCTTCGTCGCTGTACGTCCATGCGACGCAACCGATGCCGACCGCGAGCCAGAGCAGCACGATTTTCCAGAGGGGCATGGGCTTGTTCATGCGCCCTCCGCCGGGTACAGGTGCTCCATGCCGGCGCCGGCAGCGAAAGCCTTGGCGAGTGCAAGATAGCCGTGTGACTCGAGTGCGCCGCAGAGGCTCGCGACGAAAGCGCGCGGCCGCGGTCGGTCGTCGCGCCTGCAGTGATTTTCAGCGGATTCGGCCGCTCGATTGATGCAGCCGAGCAGCATCGTTTCGAGCTGGCGTGCAGAACGGGGCGTGTTGTCCATCACGCGCCTCAAATGTCGAATGCCGGGGCGATCGCGCTGGCGATCAGGTAGAGCGCGAACAGGGCGACGAGCGGATGCCAGTCGCGACGTTCCGCCGCGCGCGCTGCGCGGGACCAGTGTTTGTTCAGGGTGTGCATTGAATTCGCCTCCCGTGGCGTAGGACGCCGACTAAGTGAGGCGGATGGTAGCGTAACGCGAACGACACAGCAATAGCGAAACGCGAACTCTTTTAATTCCTACGCGAACGATTTCTGTAGGATAGAAGTAAGGTGCAATTTTTTAAGAAGCCTGATACTGTACGGATATACAGTATTCTGGCTGTTCTGTTTAGTGCGCGTGGGGAAAATGAAAAGAGCAATTCAGCGCGAAGTGGCGATTTCGGTGAGGGCCGACGAGCCAGCGGAAGCCGCGCCGAGGCTGGCGTTGGCGAGTGTGGCGGGGAGGTTTCGCCGGGATCGGGTGTCGACCCTGACGATTACTGTGGGGATGGATGGCGCGATCAGTCACCGTGCGCGTGTGCTGCCGGAGCACCGGCAGGAGATCGCTGATTGGTTGATAGCGTTAGCGTGCCGGATAGGCGCGCCGGATTAGCTTGCTTTGCGGGTGCGCGAGGAGACGCCAGCCTTTCCCGGCGTGTCACCTTCTTCAACAAATGGCGTTGAGTGGCGGGCGGCCGTGCTCTGGACGAGCAGGCCATTGACGAAGCCAATCACCTGGGCGCGCTGCATGTCGGAAAGTCGGCTCCAGCCAGCAATGATCTCCGGATCGTTGTCGAGCCAGCCGATTTCCTTTCCGGTCTTTTCCTCGATGTGGCGGGCAATGTCGTCCGATATCCCGCGAGGCTTTCCAGTGCGCGAGTCTTTCGACGCATTGACCCACTGGCGTATCTGAGTGTCCGTTTTGCCTATCAGTTCTGATAGGCGGCCGACGCTGCCGAGCTCTTCAATTAGGGCGCGAAGTTGTTCCCGCCTGATTTCGTGGCACGTTTTCATTCTCGTATTGCATCCGATATTGATGTCGACGGGAATTCGCGAAACGCGATTGACCAGACGGTAGCGTTACGCTATCGTTCGCGTCATGGAACTGACTACATACCTCTCGAGTGCGGACGCGCCGTCCGCCGCCGACTTCGCCCGCCGTCTTGGCACTGCGCCGTCGGTGGTGAGTCAGTGGCGCACCGGTGCGCGACCTGTACCGATCAAAAGCTGCGTCGCCATTGAGCGCGTTACTGCAGGCGAGGTAACTCGCCGCGATCTCCGCCCCAACGACTGGCACGACATCTGGCCGGAACTCGCTCGGCAAAAGGAGACTGCATGACGCGTCCCCGCTCACGCTGGCCCCTTCTCCGACGCTTGCTGATCGATCATCGCAGCCCGATTGCGCGACTCGCGTATCGACACAACTTTCGATGGGTCGATTGGCTTCAGGAGGCGTATATGCGTCGACTAATCCGCGCCGGCACCGAACCCGACTTTGTTGTCGGCCCGGATGGGCGCGTCATTCCCCGTCGTCGATCGGTATCAATCCCGCCTTCTTTGCTTGCTTCTCGAGATCGTCGTAATCGAGCTCCATCGTCCGACGACATTCCGGGCACCAGACCGGCGGATCTAAGCGGCCATTGAGCGCGCGCTCAATGGTCTCCTTGCGCACGAACCCGCAGAAATTGCAGCGGAAATCGTAAGGGTGGTTTGTGTCCATAAATCCGGCTCCGTTGATCGAGTGAGTGAATGTTATTCGATCCGGAGTTCGGTTAACAGCATGAAAAACGGTGAAATTCAAGGGTAAAAATGGCTCACCAATACAGCGATTCCGAATGGACCGACGTGCTTTATAAATCGGTCTCAAAAACCCCGGGGAAGGTTGGAGACGCGGCACGCTATCTGAGCGAGCGCCGCGGGATTCACATCACCGGGGAATCATTGCGACTCAAGCTGCGCGAAGTCGAGGGCGCGCGCATCACGGGCGAGATGTTCGAAATGTTGATCGAGTGGATGCAGGAAAAAAATCAGCCCCATGCGCTCGACGCACTGCACGCACTCAATGCGCGATTCGGCCTAGTCGCCGGCGCGCCGATTCAGCGCGAAAGCAGTTCGGATATTTCGGCGCTTGTGTCGGCCGCGTTGGTGGTCAGTACTTACGCCGGTCGGTTTGCCGAGGAGATTCACAAGGCCGTTGAAGACGGCGTGATTAAGCAGTACGAAGTGGAGGCCATCGAGCGCGCCGCGCGCGAAAGCCAGCGTCAAATCGAGGTCGCCGTGTGTACTGCACGCGCCTTGGTCGTCAATCCGCGCTAACGCGCTTCCGAAGCTTTTGGGGAAACAATGGGCGCCAGCCATGAGGCTGAGGCGCGCGGGGTAATTGCGTCCGTAGAATCCGAGCAGGCGGTGCTAGGCGCGCTCATGCTCGACAACGGCGCATACGACCTGATCGCCGCGGAACTGTCCGCAGACGATTTCACGGTCGGCGACCATCGCGCGATCTTCACCGCAATTCAACATCTGATCGTCAGCTCGCGCCCGGCTGACGTGCTGACCGTTTTCGAGCAGCTGCGCGCAACGCATGCGAAGGTTTCGGAGCCCCTCCGATACCTCAACGACCTTGTAAATTCGACGCCGAGCTCGGCCAACCTGAGCCGATACGCGGACATCGTTCGGTCGCGCTCGCAGCTGCGCGGCGCGGTGCGCGCCGCTCGGGCCGTGATCGATCAATGTCACAACACGAACGGGCGCGAGGCGACCGAGATTATCGATTCGGCGCAGGCGGCTTTTCTGCGGCTTTCCGATCGCGGCCAGCGCGCGGCGGACAGTTTTCAGCCAATGCAGCCAGCATTGACGCGCGTGGTCGAGCGTATCGACGAGCTGTTCCACCGCGAGGACCGCGGCGGGATTACCGGAACGCCGACAGGATTTGTCGACTTAGACGGGCGACTCGACGGCATGCACGGCGGTGAGCTGATTATCGTCGGCGGACGGCCGTCGATGGGAAAGACCTCGCTCGCAATGAATATCGCCGAGCATGTCGCCATCGTATCGAGATTGCCCGTTGGCGTCTTGTCGCTGGAAATGCCGACCGAACAGTTGACCATGCGCATGCTGGCGTCGACGTCCCGTATCAGCCAAAACAGGCTGCGAACCGGTCGCCTCGAGGATGACGACTGGCCACGCCTGACGCGCGGCGTCGAGCTTATGGCCGACGCGCCCGTGCATATTCTCGATAGTTCCGCCATCACCCCGTCGAAATTCAAGTCTGAGTTGCGGCGCTTGTATCGCGAATGCGGCAGGCTCGGGCTGATTGTCGTCGACTACCTGCAGCTGATGTCGGGCGACGGCGGCGGATCGGAAATGCGGGCCACCGAAGTCGCCGAAATATCGCGTGCACTCAAACAAATCGCGAAAGAACTCGACGTCCCGATCATTGCGCTGTCGCAGCTCAACCGAGGGCTCGAGAATCGTCCAAACAAGCGGCCCGTCATGTCGGACCTGCGCGAGTCGGGTGCGATCGAGCAGGACGCAGACGTGATCCTCTTTATCTACCGCGATGAGGTCTACAACCCCGACAGCGCGGATCGCGGCACGGCCGAAATCATCATTGCGAAGCAGCGAAATGGGCCGATCGGCACCGTGCGCCTCGCATTCCAGAATGCAACGACTCGGTTCGAGAATTTCGCCGAGCCGACATCAAGTTACTGACCTGTATGAAAACCGTTTCTCCTTTTTACTCCTGGCGCCGCGCGATGATGTCCAGCGCGCTGCCGTCGACGACGAAGCTCGTGCTGTTCGTTGTGGCGGAATATTCGAACGGGATGGACGGCACCTGCTGGCCGTCACTCGAAACCATTGCGGAGAAAGCCACGCTTTCAATTCGCGCGGTGACGAAGCATCTTGGCATCGCTGCAGAGTTCGGATGGCTGACTAGTTGGCGTTCGCGCCGGCCGGATCGGAGGTGGGCGCATGCGCACTATCGACTGTCGATTCCGGAGGACGTTGCGCTCCAACAGCGCGATGCGATCGACCTCGATCTCGCTGCAGCCGATGACGAACTGGCGGTCGGAGGCCCGGAACGTGGTGCCGAGACTGCACAAAAAGTAGGCAAATCGGCACCACGTGCCAGTAACTCCGGCGAATCACTGGCACGTGGTGCCAGTAACTCCGCTTCGGCGCCGGAACGTGGTGCCAGTGAAGACGCTCAGAGGCCGGAATCCGCCGATCCGGTAGAAAGTTCCTGGCACCACGTTCCAACTAACTACCCAGTAAACAGAAATACGAGTAAACCCTCTCTCTATCAAACCACGGTGGTTAGCACAGGCAGCGGCGAACAGAGAGAAAAACCCTGTGACGGAGATTTTTCGTTCGCTCGGTGGATGCTCGATAGGCTGCGTGCTGACGATCCCGGGTTTCCTGCGCCGAATCTCGACGAGTGGGCGGCCGACGTCGCGGCGATGATTCGCGCCGACGGCAGATCGGTCGATGCGATGGCGAGGCTCGCCGGCTATGCGCTGCGCGACAAGTTTTGGAAGCGGGTCATCACGTCGCCGGCACGCCTGCGAAAGAACTGGGAGGAATTGCGGCGCAGGCGCAACGCGGCGATCGAATCGAAGGCTGCAGCGTCGGCGCCGGCCGCTGTCGCGAGTCACGCCTCTTCCGGTGCTGGCGATCGTCAGTGCGCGCACGTCGAGGCCGGTTGCCGCTGCGCGAATCCAGCAACAACTCTCATCGGTGCCGGCTCGTCGCAGCGCGGCTATTGCCGAAAGCACATCGGCCATTACGAGGATTAACGGGGGAATCATGACAATCGAAAAGCGATTGGAGAATTGGGCGCGCGCGCAGCGCAATGGTGCAGGTGGAGACGGCGGACGCGACTCACTTGTCGCGAGTATCTACTTCCCGACGGTGCCGGGCCGCACGGTTGATGCCACCATCGACCTTGAGGATGCGAGTCGCGTTGAGGCTGCGGTGCGGAAGATCATGTTGCTCGACCGAAAGGTGCTTCAGATGCACTTCGTATGGAATGCTCCGCCGCCGGTGATCTGTCGGAAATTGGGGTTGAAGGTGCGTCCGACGTCAGTGTTCGATCTGGCGTTGGTGCACGCAAAGCGAGCCGTTGAAGAAAAGTTGGTCACACCGGCTCCGCGGTACTTGTCGATGCAGTACGTGATCGATCGAATGAAGGGGGGTATTGCGGAAACGAAATAGCTGGTCTAAACTCCGCTCACAATCTGATTCCGGTTCCTACCGAGTGATGCGGCCTTAGCCGGGCTGCATCACGTCCGAAGGGATCAACTCGAAGCCCTGAGTGCGAAAGCCTCGGGGCTTTTTGCATTGGGTTCGCGAAAAGGAGGGGTTTGCTGTGCTTCGTGAATTGTTGATCGCACGGAAGTGCGTCATCGATGGCCCCGCCGCACTGACCATTCGTGAGCGAATCGCGGTGGGTGCCGATCCGTGGATCGATGCGAGTGGCGATGCGGTGCGACGCGCCAGTTGGCGCGTCATCGAACGCGCGCTACGCGACGATCTGCAAGAGCATTTCGTCGAGCGTATCGATGGTGATCGTGCCATCGTTGACAAGTCGCTCGGTAAGTAGTGCTACAAGCTTTGCGGTACGTGCTTGGATCGGATCGATCGACCCTTGCTTTCCCCGTTGGCTGTCGGTCAGTGTGTAAAACACGCGTCGCGATGTTTCGATGCCGTCTTCCTTGTATGTCCTGTCGCGCAGCAGCTCGTCTTTTGTCACGTCGGTCTCCGTGGTGTGAGTCGATGAATAACCGGAAATCGTACCATGCCAAAGAAAGCGCCAACGCCGTGCAGGCATCGCGGCTGCGGTCGACTCGTCGACTCGCCGGGATTCTGCGAAGAACACAAGGCGGATGCAGTAGGTTGGAGGCCGGATCGCGAACGGCGCAATCGCCATGCGCGCGGCTTCGGTTTGAACTGGGAGCGCACGCGCGCCGAGATCATGAAGCGCGACAAAGGCTTGTGCCAGTCGTGCTTACGTGCCGGCCGCGTCGTGCTCGCGACGTCGGTCGACCACATCGTCAACCGCGCCGAAGGGGGCGGCGACGATCACTCGAATCTCGAAGCGCTGTGCGATCCATGCCATAAGGCGAAGACGGCGAAGGAAGCCGCCCGCGCTCGAGCGCGTCGACGGCGCGCGGGCCGGAGGGCGCCCGGGGTCGACGGGGCCCTCGACTGCTGGCCGACGCCCGGGGGGTAGGGGGTTCAATCTCTGCCGCCTCTCTGCGCTCGACCGCACGTTCAGCTTCGATTTTATGGCGACCATTTTTCAGAGAGGGGGGGGGTTAAGACCTTCGCCTTGTAGAGCCGATGAAACAAGCCGATCCGGCTTTTTCGTCGGCTTTTTCTTTGGGAGGGCTCTATGGCCTCGTATGACGACGAAAACGACGCGTCGAACGCGCCGGCCACGTCGGACCCTGTCGCGTCGGTTGGAAAGCAAATCCAGTCGCCGAAGCCGCCGCCCGGTGTGCACTTCGACTCTCAGCACCGCAAGGTTTGGGACTACCTGTGCGCGGCGCTGCGGGATGAGGGCGTGCCGCATCGTACAGCGGGCGTCGCGCTCGCGATCGTCTGTACTGACTTCGTGCGCTGGGTGAAAACCGAGGTGCAACTGCGCGACTACGAGCGCATCAACAACGGGTCGTTCATGACGACGACGCCGAACGGTCACTCGCAGCCGCACCAGCTTTACTACGCGGCCAAGGCGTTGAAAGAGGGGTTGCTCAAGTGTCTGCCGGAAGCATGTTTGACGCTGCCGTCGATGCTGATCGCGAAATCGAAGATGCAGGACGAGAATCCGCAGGACGATTTGTTCGATCAACTGACGGGACACGCACAGTCCCATCCGAGCGCCTTGCACGTCTGACGCCGGCCGAGCCGCAGCGGTGGGACATCGATTACGGCCTCCCGGTGTTGCGCGGTGAAATTGTTGTCGGCGAGTTCGTCTTTCTCGCGGTGCTGCGGCATTACGAGGATCTGGTCGACGGGCCGGCGCGCGGGCTGGTGTTCAGTCCCGCCCACGCCTGGCACTGCATCAACTACATCGAGTCGACGTTCTTTCACATCAAGGGCGCGCTCGCCGGCCAGTGCTTGACGCTCGATCCGTGGCAGTTGTTCTTCACGGCGGTGCTGATCGGCTGGCGCCGGGCGGGTTCCGGCCTGCGCCGGTTCCGTGTCGGCTACGAGGAAGTCGCCCGGAAAAACGGCAAGTCGACGTGGAAAGCCGGCCTGGCCGATTACCTGTTTCTGATGGACAGGGAGATCGGCCCGGAGGTGTACACCATCGCGACGACGCGCGAGCAGGCAATGAGCGTGTTCAAGCCGGCGCTCGACAACTACAAGCGTCGGCACCGGCGATCGAAGAAATTCGCGAAGGTCGTGCGGATCTACGACGGCGCGAACCAGGAGCGCATCGCGGTCGGCAGCGGCGTGTTCAAGCCGCTGCCTGCAAACGCCGAATCGCTCGACGGTCTGAACCCGTCGGTTTGCGTCGTCGACGAGCTGCACGCGCATCCGACGCGTGAGGTGTGGGACGTGATGGAGTCAGCGTTCGGCGCACGGCTTCAACCGCTGCTGATCGCGATCACGACGGCCGGCTACATTCTCGACGGTATCTGTACCGAGATCCGCGGCTATCTCGTCGCGATCCTCCGCGGACAGAAAACGGACGACGCGTTTTTCGGCTTCATTTTCACGCTGGACGTAGGCGACGATCCGTTCGATCCGAAGGTGTGGATCAAGTCGAATCCGAGCCTCGGCAGCGCGAAGACCCGCGATTACATGGTCGCGCAGTCGACGAAGGCGCGGGAATTGCCGAGCGCGAAGGCAAATTTTCTGACGAAAGACTTGAACGTGTGGGTCAGTTCGGCTCTCACCTGGTTCGACGTCAACGTGTGGGATGAGGGCGGAGAAGAATTCGATCCGCGCCAGCTGCGCGGCCGGCGTTGCTTCGCGAGCCTTGACCTTGCCAGCACGACCGATATCACGGCGCTCGTACTCGTATTTCCGCCGATGGACGACGATGACGAGTGGTTCGTCATCGCTCATTGCTTCGTGCCGCGCGCCAAGGTCGACGGACAGTCACGCAGCGACATGGCGCCCTATGCGAAATGGGAGCGCGAGGGGTGGCTGACCGTTACGGAGGGTGACGTGCTCGACTTCAACGTCGTGCGCGAGGCGGTGATCGAGGCGCGCGACACGTACGAGCTGGTTGAGTGCGGCTTCGACGTGTGGAACGCAACGCACCTTGCCAACGAGCTGATCGAGGAAGACGTGCCGATGGTGCAGGTGCCGCAGAGCGTCGCCGGCCTGTCGCCGGGTGCGAAATTGCTCGAGCGGCTTGTGTACGGCAAGAAATGGCGGCACGGCGGCAATCCAGTGTACCGATGGTGCGCACAAAACGTTGCCCTCTACATCGACGGTAACGAAAACATTAAGCCGGACAAGAAGCGATCCAGCGGTCGTATCGATCCGATCGTCGCGACCTGCGGTGCGCTCAGTCGCGCGCTGTTGCATGAATCGCCGAACGATCCGTACGCGGAGCGCGGTCTCAGGAGTCTGTAATGCGTGAAATTTTCATCCGTATCCGGCGCGCGCTGGAGGCTTTGTCGCGCCCGCGTCCGCCGTTACGCATCGTGCAACGTCAGCCCGTTGGGGACGACGGCGCACTGCAGCTGGAAGACGGCGACATTGTTGTTGTTCGTTGCAGTGCGGAGCCGTCGAACGAGTTGCGCGCCATCCTCGAGCGGCAATTTGCGGCGGCGTTTCCACGTGATGTTCGTGTGGTCGTGCTTGGGCCGGGCATTGATTTCGATGTGTTGACGTCCGAGGCCGTCGTAGCGCGCGAGGTGGCGTGATGGGATTTCTCGCAAAAAGCGCGAATCCTTCGATCGTCGATTCGCCGCAGGCGCTGGCCGACATGCTTGGGCTGTCGTACGAATCGGTCACGGGCGTGAACGTTTCGCCTGAAACGGCCATGCGCTTCACCACGGTGTTTTCGTGCGTGCGCGTGATCGCCGAATCGATCGGCCTGATGCCGGTGACGCTCAAGCGGCGTGTCGGTGACACCCGAATCGACGTTCCGAACCATCCGCTCGACCGAATTCTGCGCGTCGCGCCTAACGATTTCATGACGGCGGCCGAGTGGCACGAGCTGCTCGGCATGTCGCTCGCACAGCACGGCAACTTCTACGCCTGGAAAAACATCGTGCGCGGCGAGCTGCGTGAGCTGCTGCCGCTGCGGGCCGGCTGCGTCGTGCCGAAGCTCGACGGCAACTGGAACGTCACCTATCAGGTGACGTTTCCGAATGGCACGACGCGCACGCTGCCCGCTTCGGACGTTCTGCACATCCGGCTCTTCTCGCGTGACGGTTTGGTCGGCCTCAATCCGATCCAGCAAAACCGGGATGCGATCGGGCTGGGTATTGCCGCCGAGCGGCAAGGGTCGCGCTGGTTCAAGCAAGGCACTCGGCTCTCCGGCGTGCTGTCGACCGATGGCGCGCTGAAGGATGACGCGTACAAGCGCATCCGCGCTGATTGGGAGCGGACGTATAGCGGTGACGAAAACGCTTGGAAGGTCGCGATCCTCGAGGCCGGGCTGAAATTTCAGCCGGTGGCGATGAGCGCCGCGGACGTCCAGTGGATCGACGGTCGCAAGATGCAGCGCTCAGAGATCTGCGGGCTCTACCGCGTGCCGCCGCACAAGATCGGCGACCTGGAGCGGGCGACGTTCACGAATATCGAGCAGCAGAGCCTCGATTTCGTTATCGATTGCATCGTGCCGTACGTCGTGAAGATCGAACAGCGATACCTCGTGTCGCTGATGAGCCAGAAGGACCAGGCCGACCACTACGCGCGCTTCAACCTGAATGCGTTGCTGCGCGGCGACATGCAGACGCGTGCCGTGTTCTACATGCGGCTGCAGCAATGCGGCGCGCTCAGCGCGAACGAGATTCGCGCGCTCGAAGACATGAATCCGCGTGAAGGGGGCGACGTGTACCTCACGCCCGTAAATATGGCGGTCAACGGCGAGGCCGGAAAGGACAAGGGCAATGCTGGTTAAACGAATGGACTGCGGCTTTGAAATCAAGGCCGTGAAGGATACGGGCGAGTTCGAGGGGTACGGCTCGGTGTTCAACGTGATCGACTCGTACGGCGACATCGTGCAGCCGGGCGCATTCACGAAAAGCCTGTCCGCGTGGGCGGCGAAGGGGCGCATGCCGGCGATGCTCTGGCAGCACCAGGCGTCCGAACCCATCGGCGTGTACACGGCGATGCACGAAGACCAGTACGGCCTGTTTGTCGCCGGTCGGCTGCTGGTCGACGACGATCCGCTCGCGAAGCGTGCGCATGCGCACATGAGGGCCGGTTCGATCTCTGGTCTGTCGATCGGATACTCGCTGGCGGAAGGCGGTTACACGTACGACAGCGGGAAGGGCGCATTCCTCCTGAGCGAAATCAATCTGTGGGAGGTGTCGCCCGTGACGTTTCCCGCAAACGACGACGCCCGCGTGCAGACCGTGAAGAGCGCGCTTGCGGCGGGCACGCTTCCCGATGCGCGCACGTTCGAATCGATGCTGCGCGATATGGGGTTCAGCGAGAAGCAGGCGGGAATCCTGATCTCGAAGGGATACCGGGCGCTCGACGGTCGCGGCGACGTCGATCCGGATGGGCTGGCTGATTTGAAGTCGGCAATTTTGGCGCGCGGCACGGCGCTCGTTTAATTCACAAGGGGCATTACATGGAAGCATTGCGTGAAATCAAGGAGCTGGTCCAGCAGCAGGGCCAGGCGTGGGAAGAGTTCAAGAAGCAGAACGACGCACGCATCGCGGTACTCGAGAAGGGCGGCACGGGCAGCGACTACGACGCGAAGCTCGCGAGCATCAACACGGCGCTCGACGAGCTGAAGAGCGCGCTGAAGGACGTCGAGACGAAACGCAATCGTATCGATCTGCCGGGCGTTGGCGGTGAAGACGATCCGGAATACAAAACGGCGTTCGTCGGCTTCGTGCGCAAGGGCGCGAACGAACACGAGCTGCGCGAAAAGGCTGTCAACACCGGCAGCGACGCCGACGGTGGGATCGCGGTGCCGCAGGAAGTCGATCGCAACATCCTGCAACTGCTCGGCCGTGAAACGCCGATGCGCGAAGTCGCGAACGTCATCACCGTCAGCACCGAGGACTACAAGAAGATCGTGAATCTCGGTGGTACGGGCTCCGGTTGGGTCGGCGAAACGGATCAGCGTCCGGGCACGACGAATTCCAAACTCGCCGCGATCGCGTCGTACTTTGGCGAGATCTACGCGAACCCGGCATCGACCCAGCGGTCGCTCGACGATCTGTTTTTCGATGTCGAAGCGTGGATCTCGTCCGAAGTCGTGAAGGAATTCACCGAGCAGGAAAACGCCGCATTCACCGGCGGCGATGGCGAAAAGAAGCCGAAAGGCTTTCTCGCGTACGACGTCGACAACAAGCGCGACGACAAGCGGGCGTTCGGCACGCTGCAATTCGTCGGGTCCGGCGCGGCGGCGTCGATCGGGGGCGATGGTCTGCTCGACCTGGTGTACTCGCTGAAACGCGGCTACCGCAAGAACGCAACGTTCATGCTGAACGGGCTGTCCGTCGCGGCTGTCCGCAAGCTGAAGGACGAGCGGGGCGATTACCTCTGGCAGCCGGGCCTGCAGTCGGGGGAGCCGGACAAGCTGCTCGGCTATTCGGCCGTCGAGAACGACGACATGCCGGATATCGCGGCCGGCGCGTATCCGATCGCGTTCGGCGACTTCAAGCGCGGCTATCAGATCGTGGACCGCATCGGCATCCGCGTCCTGCGCGATCCGTACACGAACAAGCCGTACGTGCAGTTTTACACCACGAAGCGCGTCGGTGGCGGTGTTGTCGACAGCAATGCGCTGAAGTTGCTCAAGGTCGATGCAGCCGCGGCCGGCGGTGCGTAATTCATCCAGCAGCGCGCGGCCGGCGTGTCCGGCCGCATCTACGAGCGAGGGAGGGATGATGCAGAAGCGTGAACTGTTCCGGGCCGCGTACGTACCGGGCCCGCGTGACGCTCGCGGGCGCCTGCCGCGGCCCCGGCACGCGCCGAGCGCGGCGCGCCTGGTGCCCGGTGAAAACCGTGTCCCCGAGCGCGCGACGAAGGGGCGCGAATCGTGATCGATCTGGCGAGGGCGAAGCTTCAGTGTCGCGTGGACGGTGACGAAGAGGATGCGCTGATAGACGGCTACATCGGCGCAGCGCGGATCGGCGTCGAGAAGTACCTGAAGCGCAAGCTGTACGACACGCCGGAAGCGCTCGCCGCGGCCGACGATCCGTCGGGTCTGGTGGTCGACGATGCTCACGAGCACGCGATGCTGTTGCTGATCGGCGAATGGTACGCGCATCGTGAATCGTCAGGGCCGTCAACTGGCGAGTTGCCGCATGCGGTGACGTGGCTGATTTCGTCCGATCGGTTCTATACGGTGTGAGCGATGGAAGCGGGAAAATTTACGGAACGGATCGAGATCGAGCGGCGCACCGGCGCGACCAACGAGAACGACGAACCACTGCCGGATGCCTGGGAGCGTCATGCCCGGGTCTGGGCTGACGTTCGTTTCGTGAATGGTATCGAGCACGTTGTTTCGGGCGCCGTGCGTAGTGCGGCTGTCGCGAGCTTTCGTATTCGCTTCCGTCGCGACGTCGACGCCGAGATGCGCGTGCGCTATCTCGGCGCGCTGTACGACATCGTGGCCGCGTTGCCTAACCGCGCGAAGGGCTACATCGATTTGACCGTCAAGAACGGGGAGAAATATGTCTAGCGTGCAGATTCTGGGGCTGGGCGACCTACGTGCGGATTTCGAGAAGCTTGCGAAAGCACAGTCGACGAAGGCGTTGCGACGCGCGACGGTGGCCGGCGCGAAGGTGATCCGAGATGAGGCGCGTGCCCGCGCGCCGAAGAAAACCGGAAAGCTGCGGCGAAACATCGTGTCTGCCGCGCTGCGGCAGAAAGATGCGCCGGGCCTGGCGACAGCCGGTGTACGTGTCCGGACGAAGGGCAAGGGCGACTCGCCCAGCAACGCGTTCTACTGGCGCTTCGTCGAGCTCGGCACGCAGCATGTACGGGCGCAACCGTTCGTGCGACCGGCGTTCGACGCCGCGATCGGTCAGGCCGAGGGTGCGATTCGCACCGAGATCGCGCGCGCGATCGACGCAGTGATCGGGGGTGGCCGGTGAGCGCCCTCGTTATCCGCAATGCGATCGGCCCGGTCGGAGCCGCGAAGGGCTACGTCGGCGCCGCTGCAGCAGCCGCGAAATCGCCGTACTACGTGGTATCGCGCGTGAGCGGCGCCCGCGACATGGCGATTGGCGGTGCGACCGGCGGTAAATCGGGCGTGTTCCAGGTCGACGTCTACGCCAGTACGTATACGGACGCCGACGCGCTCGCCGACAAGGTGATCGATCGCGCGTACGCGGCCGAGCAGTTTTCCGTCGGCGGGGTGAGTGACCTGCCTGACGACTATTCGAGCGATTCCGGTGATTTTCGGGTGAGCCTCGAAGTATCCGTTGAATTCTGACGGAATCCGCTGTGTGTACGGCCCGCCTCGAGCGGGCCTTTCTTTTTTGTGAGGGGCTTATGGCCGAGAAGAGCAAGCGCATCAAGGCGCAAGGTACGAAGGTCGAGATCTCGAAGACGTCGTCGTCGAATCTCGACGACGAGGCGCTCGTATTCGTCGATCTCAACACGACGAGCAAGACGATCAACTGGCAAGGCGGGCAATCGTCGGAAATCGACGCGACGACGCTCGCCAGCGACGAAAAGGAATCCGAGCTCGGCCTGCCCGATCCTGGCGAATTTTCCGTCGACGGCAACTATTCGTCGGATGACGCCGGCCAGCTGATTCTCCGCGGCGCGCGCGGCACTGGCGACAAGTACGTGTTCCGCGTCACTTTCCGCGACAAGTCGCAATTCCTGTTCGTCGGCATGGTGCGTCAGTACACCTGGTCGGCAGGCGTCGACGGCATCGTGACGTCGACCTACAGCGTCCGTGTCAGCGGCTCGCCGAAGGAAGTGCCGCCGCCGGCCGCGCCGGCGGGTTAATCGACCTGAAAAACGTAAGGAAAAAGTGATGACCAAAACTCCGACGGTCGCCGGCGCGCTGCGCGCCGCGATTCTCAACCCGTTGACCGGCTGGCGGCACGAGTTCGTGCCGATGCCGGAATGGGGCGACGTGACGGTTGCGGTGCGCGAGCCGTTGCTCGCCGACCGCGCATTCTGGCTCGAGCCGCTGCGCCTCTCTGCCGGCGTCGAGCCGGGCGACGACGAGGCGGTTGCCCGCGAGAAGTATGAGCGTGTCCGACCGGAAGAGCACGTGCTCGCCTCGGCGCGGCTGTTCGTTCGCGTGCTCTATGTCGAGACGGCGGCAGGCTGGCGTCGCGAATTCGAGGACGCGGACGCGCAGGAGATCGCGTCGGCATTCGGGTCCGCGCACGAACGCATCGTGAACAAAGCGCTCGAGCTCGGCAACATGAAAGCCGACGCGGAGGACGATGCAAAAAAAGCCTCCGCCGAAACCCCGATCTCCGGCTCGAGCTGACGTTGGCGCTGCGGCTCGGCAGGACGCTTGCCGAGCTGCGCGCGGAAATGTCGACCGCGGAATTCGCCTTGTGGCAGGCCTTCGATGCCGAGTCGCCGATTGCCGATGATCGTTATGACCTTCATGCCGCGATGGTTGCGTCGGCAGTGTTCCAGGCGCAGGGTGCCAAGGTCAAAGTGGCGGACATGATGCCGAACTGGTCGGGTGAGTCGGCTGAGGTTCACGAGGTCGACGATGATCCTTTCTTCGCAGGCCTAATGAGATTGGTAAAGTAGGCGGACAGGAAATATGGGAACGAGTCTCCGCGAGCTGATCGTCAGCGTTACCGCGAATACGACCCAGTACGATCGACGCATGCAGCAGCTTGGGTCGACTGCCAGCGGCTATTTCAATGCGGTCAGGGATGGCGGCCGAGCCGCTGACGCGGCGTTTGCGTCGAACGCGTCGAGCGTGCAGGTGACGGTGCGTGCGATCGAGGCCGCGCGCGGCTCGCTCACGGGGTATGCGCAGGCCGCTGCCGCAGCGTTCGGCGTGCATCAACTGGTCGAGTATGCCGACGAATGGACGAACCTGAGCAACCGGCTCAAGATCGTCACACGGGACCAGATCGATTTCGCTGTCGCGCAGAACGACGTGCTTCGGATCGCGCAGGCGACGCGTCAACCGCTCGACGCGACAGCCGAGCTGTATCAGCGGATCGCGAACAACACGTCGCACCTCGGCCTGTCGATTAAACAGGTCGGCCCGCTGGTCGAGACGATCAGCAAGGCGGTGGCGCTCTCGGGTGTGTCCGCCGACACGGCGCGGCTCGGTATCGTGCAGCTGGGTCAGGCGTTCGCGTCCGGCCAGCTGCGCGGGCAGGATCTGAAGAGTGTACTGGAGGAGCTGCCGGGCGTTGCTGACGCGATCGCGCGCGGGATGGGTAAGGGCACGTCAGAGCTGAAGGCACTGGCCGAGGACGGCAAGCTGACCGTCGAGAACCTGATCGACGCGCTGAAAAACGCCGGATCGAGCACGGACGCGCTGTTCGGTAAGGTCGACATGACCGTCGGGCAGGCGATGACGCGCCTGCAAACGGAAATCATCGCGTACGTCGGGCACGCGAACGAGGCGACTGGCGCGAGCGCGAAGCTGGCGCAGAGCGTGGTCTACGTTGCCGATCACCTCGACGAGATTGTCGCGATCAGCGCATCGCTTGCGGCGGGCCGGCTCGGCGTGTATTTCACGCAGACCACGGTGGCCGTCAGCAAGTCGGCCATCGCGTGGAACGCCGAGCGGCAGGCGCTGCTCGCGAAGGCGCAGGCGGAGAACGCGGCCGCGCTCGTCACGATTACGAGGGCGCAGAGCGATCGCGACGCGGCGGCGGCTAAGCTGCAGAACGCGCAAGCGGCAGAGGTTGCCGCGGCGGCGGAGCTGGCCGGCATGCGCGCGATGCGGGAAAGCCTCGCGATGCAGTCGGCGCTGACCGCCGGGTCGATCCAGTACACGCAGGCGAAGCTCGCCGAGGCGCGGGCGATCGAGGCGAGCGCGGTGGCGCAGGTCGCGACCGCGCGGTCGAATTTGGCGAACAGCCAGGAGATCGGGACGCGGATCGCCGGCACGCCGTACGCGGCGATAATCGCGCGCGAGACGGCGGCGGCGCAGGGCGAGCTGGAGCGTGCCGAGGCATCCCTCGCGCTGGCGCAGCAGCGTCGCGTGGCGCTGGAGGCTGCGGCGGCCAAGGGTACGGTCGACCAGACGCGCTACGCGGCGGCACTGGCCGAAACCGAGAAGGGGCTCGCGGTCGCCGAGCGCGAGGTCGCGGCGGCGACGCAGGCCCGCGAGCGCGCCGAGCGCGGG